AAAAACATTATTATATCTACCTGATTCAATTTCTTGTCTAAAAAATTTCTCTGCTAAGGCTTTTATATTTCCTCTGTCTGATCTTAGTTGAGGGTTTGAGCCTAATTTTAGTTCAACTATATTATCAAATGTATATTTTCCAACTTTTGCTTTTGCAGTCTTTTGATTAATATCTACCTGAAGATTATCTTTTATATATTTTACAACATCTGTTGTTTGTATACTAATATCATCATGCAAAGGAGGATTACTTTCTTCTAAGTCTTTTATCGCAAATATAGCTCTAGTACTGCCCATTGCGTGTTCTTTTTTAGTATTTAATCTAAATGCGCTAATTGCAGACTGTTGAACTAATTTATTTTTAGAATTTTGTCTTGTTATAGAATCATCAGTTCTAATTGAGCCTCCAAAACCTAGTGTTAACTGACCTCCTTCCATACCTGGAAACTGCTGGTTTACCCAAGTAGTCCAAATTTGTTTAGTATAACTATCCCAAATATTTTTTACTTGTGCTTCTGTTCCTGTATTATTTTTTGCATATAAAATTAAATCAAGTCTAAGATTATCCGCGCTTAAAGGCTCTCCTAAATATACGCCACCTGCACTAGAAATTTCTCCTCTGCCTTCTTTATATGTTCGTAGTTTATATCGCCCAATTTTTCTTTCGCTTTTAAGTTTTTTATTTGTAGTTTCTATAGCGGTTGTCCAAGTTGAAGCATTATTAATAGATTTTTCATCTCCTGCCAAACCTAGTTCCATTTGATCCAAAACTTTACTAGTTCCTTTTATGAAATCATTTACAGCTGAAGTTCCTCCTAGAATAAAGTTAACTACAACTTTACTTCCTAAACCTTTTGCATATCCTCCATAAAGTTTTTGAATACTTCGATCTAATTCAGCATTGAATCTACTTTTTAGTTTTTCTATAGCCATTAGCTATATATTTTATACATATCAAGTATACGCTTAATATGATCTGGAAATCCTATATTACCTGTCAAACTAGAGGTCAGTGGATTTTCTACTGTTGCTCCAGAAATAGACATTCTTTCTCTTCTTTCGTCTTTTAAGTAGTACTTAACTAAGTCAAATACTGCTAGTTTTAAATCTTCGGGAGTGCTAGTATAACCTGCGGTATATACTACTTTTACACTCTTAGGGCCTTTTGCCCAATATTTAGTACCTGTAGCACTCGTACGAGTAATACTATCTGAATCGTCATTTACAATATATTCATATTTACCACTACTGTCAGAATTTTCTGTGATTAGGGTGACATATGCGTCTGATTGTGATACGTTCTTGTACTGAAGTTACTGTTATTAAGGGAGATTCTTCCAAAATAATAGTGTCGACTAAATCATCTTTAATATTAAAGAACTCAGTCTTGGCACTAGTTGCATAATCAATTATGCTAGAGCCACAATAATTTTTGACTAATTGACTAACATTATCAATGATTGCATTGATACGAGCATCGTTCTTAACGCTTTCTAATCCGTTAAAATCTTTATATTGTTGTAATGTTACTAAATCTGCCATAATTATTTTAAAAAAATATTGGAGGGAGTCTATACCCCCTCCAAATATTCACTAGGTATTAACTACCTTTGTACTGTAAAGCGTGAACTGAAGTTGCACCTGCAATCATGTCAGTAAACCCTAGTCTCTGAGAAGCAACAAGTACTCGTCTCTGATTAGCTACTTCGTAGTCAGATTCGATTGTTACACCTCTTAGTCTAGGCATTACATAGTTTTTAGTGTAAACGGCACAAGCGTAGAACTTAGCAGTTGCTGGAGTTTTGAACTCATCACAGACTATGATTTTAGAACCAAAGACCGATCCGATTTCACCACTCAACTTAGTTGCCATGTCGCCAACTAGGTTGACATCTTGGAACTCAGCATCTTGTAATAAGTTGTAGTATTCTTGCATGTTAACAATAAAAGTAACATCTGCTGGATTCATTCCATATTTACCCATTTTCTTTCTAGCTGCTAGAAGGTCTAGAGCTGTTAAAGATTCAGAAGCAAATGCTGTAGCTGACTGAGTTACGTGTGAACCACCTGAGTTAGCTGCTGCAGCGATTGCAACCAAGCCATCAAATGTAGCTTGTGAAGTACCATAAACACCATCAGCGTGGTCACCCAATAGGATAGCATTTTCAATACCTCTTGCGTGTGCTCTAACGATTGATTCTCTGATCAATGGTAGAATTGGCAAGATTGCATCTTCTTCTGTCTCATTACCTAAGTAAGATTGAGAAATAAGTTTTTTAGTGGAAAGAGTTCTTTCAGTTAAGTCGATACCTGAATATGTTCCATCATAAGTATCGCCTCTTTCTTCCAAGTTACCATGTGGAGAAGATCCACTAGCTGTTTGGTTAGCTGTAAATTCAGCGTATCCAGCATCTGGTAAAATTGGAATGATTTGAGTAGCTGAAGTCATTTGGATTTCTCTAAATAGAGGTGCCAATACTAGCTCTAATTGAATATCTCTTTCGATATTTGTTGAAACTGTTTGCTCAAAATCAGCGGAAGAAACACCAACACCTGAATGGGCATTAACTTTTTCCATAACATTTTTAGCAAGATTAGTGTCCCAACCTTTACCTGTAGCAAGACCCATTACGAAAGCGTCATCAATGTCGCTTTGGAAGGCTTTTTGCCAGTCAGAATTTTGTCTGTCCCCAAAGACTCTTTTAGATTCACGAATTGCATCGATCTCTTCTTTTTTGTCTCTAAGTTCGGACTGAAGTTCATTAACTACTTTTTCAAGGTCTTCATGCTTTTCTGAAACACGTTTTTCAACGTCATTCATGAGCTGTTCTGCTCCTGACATTCCAACTTCGACTATAGTTTTAACTTTTTCTTGCTCAGCTTCTTTTTCGGCTAACTCAATTTCTTCTTGAGCAGCTTTCTCTTCAGCATCTGCAATTTCCTTAGCCTTAGCTTCGGCTTGTTGCATTGCAATTTTAGCAGCTGTTGATTTAGCTACTTCTTCTGCAAAAGCTTTCAAGTCGATATCGCTGTTAGCTTCGGGAGTTTTAGTGTCATTTGACATATTAGTCTCCTGTTTTGAGGTTTTATCCTCGGCTTGTGGCGCAGAAAAGCTCTGAGCCTCGTTATTATTAAAGTGCTGTTTCCACTCGTTGTATTCTTCCATGCTGTCAAATGACTTTGAAACCGAGAACATAGCTCCCTGGTTACAAGGCACACTAACAACTGATACTTCGAATAGTTCGGCATCTTTTATTGTGTATCCATCAGTTTCTGAGTTATAATCTGCGTCCTTGACTCTGAAACCGACAGAAAAGGCTCCAAGAACACCATCTTTAATAAGATCTTTTATTTCGCCTGCGGATTTGGAAACTTTCGCTCCAAATTCGAGACCCTTGTCTGTAACTTCCAACGAAGTTGCACGACCAATAGGTTTGTTATAGTCATGATTAAATAGAACGATTGGATTAGTTTTATAATTATCTAGTCCATTCTTTTTGATCCATGCATCATGGTTGATAACATCTCCTGCTCGGTCGACAGCATTAGTAGACGCTAATCCTTTAATATTAACGCCACCATCTTCGTCCTCACCAAGAGTTTTGAAAGTATTTGTCCAATGAAAAATTTTCTCCATGTGTACCTACCTTATTTCTTAGCTTTTTTGGGAGCTGCCGTTGCTGCTTTTTTAGGTGCAGCCACTTTAGGGGCTTTTTCAACAGCTGGTGCTGGTGTCTCTGCTCCCATAGCTTTGGCCCATTGGGTTGGAAAGTTAGACTTTATCATTCCTTGCATACGCGTCCAAGACCCAAAAGGTCTCTTTGCTAGCATGTAACGCATTGGAGCGTCATCTGCTGTTTTATACTCAGAAGGAGTCATCATACCTTTGTCAGCAAAGTAATTTGCTAGTTGTTCAAGTACTGCTTTCTTGTTCGCCATTATCCTGTTCCTCTTCTTGTGGTGGTCTCCCACCTTCTTCGGGGTTTGCTGCGCTACCCGCAATATTAGCTGGAACTCTTAAATCGTCATGTCCTTCTAAAGGCTCTCTGCCGAGTTGAGTTCTAGCTTCGTTTGGTGTCATTATGCCTGTGTTAACCAGAGTTGCGTAATACGCTGCTTGGTCTCTCAATTCTGGTTGCAATGCTGGAATGTCTGTGACATTTTCAACAAGTGCAAAACCAAAGTATCTTTCAAAGCCATATGCTATTTTTCTTACTATAGGGAGAAT